CCGGATCGTGGCGCCCAGCTCGGCAATCGCGGGCGTGATCTCGCCGCGACTGGCCCGGAGGAGGTCGTTGAGTCGAGTCTGGAGGGCACCAATCCGGGCCGTCGTCTCGTCGAAGTTGGGGCCGAGCAGCGCGGCCTGCGCGGCGATGATGGCGAGGGAGTCGGCGTACTGTTCCGAGCGCCGGGACGCGTCGTCGAGGGCGGCTTCCTGCCGGCGCCAGCCCGCCTCTAGCACGTCCGCGTCGAAGTCCTGAGAGAGCGCAGCCAGCGCGTCGTCAATCGCCATCGCCTGCTCGGCGGCCTTCTGCATCCGCGCTTCCACGCGGGCCCACTTGGCTTCCAGGATCTCGCCGTCGAAGTCCTCCGGGATCGCGGCGAGGATCGCATCGATCTCGACGCCTTGCTGGTAGACCTTCTCCAGTTGATTCTCGACGCGCTTCCAGCCCGCCTCAAGCGCGTCGGCGGTGAAGCCCGTCATGGCCTCGGCGAGAGCCATGTCAATCTCGCGGATCTGCTTGGCGAGCTTCTCGGCTTCGCCAGCAGCCCGCTTCAGTTCCGCCTCGGTCTCGGGACGGACGGTGGGAGGCGCGGCGGCGCGGTTGATTCCGAGGTCCACTTCCCGGGATGGGCCGAACTGATTGAACGGGCCGAGCTGCTCTGGACTCGCTAAGCCCAGCACTTCCGCGAGCGTACCGAGCCGGCGCATTTCACCGCCAGAGCTGGAGTAGACTTCGCGGCGACCGATGACCCCGAGTAGCCCCCCTCGCTCCAAGGCATCGCCAGCGCGATTGATGGCGAGCACCACGGACTCGGCCCACGACAGCGTCGCGGTGGCGGCATCCGCGAAGCTCTTGGCCCAGCCTTCACGCCAATTCTGGATCGCGACCTGCTGGCGCTCGATGAGTTGCGTCGAGTCCACCATCACGCCGCCCATGTCGCGGATCTGCTTCTCGGCCTTCTCCAGCGTGGCCGTCATGATGGCCTGGCGGCGCTCGGCGTCCGTGAGCTTCTCGGCCGCGATCCCGAGGCTCTTCGCGTACTCCTCCGTCACGGCCTTCGTGTCGATGAAGATCTTGGCGCCCTTCAACCCGCGCTCTTCCATGCGGATGATGGCTTCGAGCATCTGGTTATACGACTGGGTCACCGTGGTGCCCATGAGCTTTGACTGCTCGATGGCGACCTCGGCCAGGCGCGTCAGATCCTCGGGGCGCAGGCCTTCTTGCAGCGCCGTTGCCGCATTCACCATCACGTCGCTGGCATCGACCAAGCCGCGCGACATGCGCTCGATCTCCGAAGCCAGCGCGTCGCCGCGCACGCCGAGCGCCGCCGTCATGCGCTCGAAGGCTTGCTCCTGGCGGTGCGTCTCCAGGCCGAGCGTGATCATTTCCCGCGTGAAGTCGCGCGCGCCCCGGACAGCAGATTCAAAGATGTTGGCGAGGTTGACGCCCGTCGCGATCTCGAACACGCGACGCAGCGAGCCACCGAAGCCCTCCGCGCGGTCCGACAATTCGCGGAAGACGCGGGAGGCCTGCTCGGCCCCCGTCGTGGTGATGGCGATCTCGACCCTCGATGCCATCTACGTCACTGGCTCCTCGTGCTGTCCCGGTGGAGACTCATCGATCATCCCGGGGCGATTCGCGCGCACCTGCGCCTCCCACAGTTGCAGTTGCGCCTGCGCCAGAAGCGCCGCTTGTTTCGCGCGCTTCTCCTCGGCCTCGCGTTCGGTCTCCTCCTCGCGCGCGCGCTCCGCGTCGGTCTTCGGAGGCGGGTCCACGTAGGGCACCGGGGCCCGGCCCATCAGGCGCTCGAACGTCGGATGATCGGGCGGGATGGGCGCGTCGGCCGCGCGCCGCGAGAACTTCACGCCGTTCGCCACGTAGATGGCGAGGCGCAGGTGGCCGATCAGATCTTCCTGGAGCTGCTGGCGCCGGATGGCGCCGCGCAGCAGCAGGTCGAAGACCCGCGTCGAGCCGATGCGCTCGAACTCCCAGGGCTTGAGGGCCAGGAGCCCGTAGGCCCAGGGCTCGGCCCACGCGATCCAGGCGTCGCAGTCGAGCGATCTCAGGCCCCCGAAGATCCATTCGTAGGGTTTCCCTGGTCGGCCCCGCGATCCTCCGGGGCCAGCCACACGCCCGAGAGGATGGCCGCGTCGCGGATGGCCTTGGCGATCACCTCCAGGTCGCCGCCCTTGCCGAGATAATCGGAGAGCAGGCGCATCGCGCGATCGTGGGTGACGCGCTCGTCCTCATGGCGGAGTCCGGCGGAGAGCACCGCGGCGTAGGCGTCGAAGTTGCGGCCGATGAGGAGGATGCGGAGCTTGTCCGCGTCGAGCGTCTGCTCGCTCACGCGGTAGCCCATCGCGTTCAGCATGCGGCAGACGGCCGCGCAATCGAACGGCGTGAACTGGAAGCGGCGCGGCTTGTCGAGGGTGAGATCCACGTACAGCGTCATGGCCTGGCTCATGCGGCACGGCTCCATCGCGCCCGAGGGTGAGCCGCCGCCCCCGGGCGCTGCGGGGCTAGGCGACGTTGAAGTTGGTCAACTGCGCGATGATGTTCAGCTGCGCGGTCAGGCCGCCTTCCATGTTCGCCTGGATGTTCGAGACGGCCACCTGCGCACGGGCGCCGTACTTCGGCGACGCGAGGCCGAACACGGTGAAGCGAAACTCCAGCGTGGTCCTGGCGCCCATCGCGACGAGCAGCGCCTGATGCACCGTGTCCAGCGGGTCCCAGAGGATCGGCCCGCCGAGATCCGGGATGTCTGAGATCGCCGCGCGCTTCTGCTTGGTGACCTGGCCGGCGATGATCGCATCGTGCGTCGTCGCGTCCCAGGTCGCCACCTGTCCGCCCGGCAGGGTCACGGTCCCCGTGAATCCCGGGACCACCGTCCAGGGCCCGGCCCACCCGAGGGTGGCCGAGTATTCGACCTTGATTCCCGCGCCATCGCGAATCGTGTACGGCATATCTGGCCCCCTGTGGCGTGTTGGGGGCCGCGCACGCTGGCCGCTCTCTCATGTCCGGCTCTCCGGTTACCCGGTGGTGGACAGCTCGCTATAGAGTCCGCATCGGCGGCACCTCACGAGGAAGTACCGCACTGGCGGCTCATATTCGCCGATGACACGCTGGCACTCGGGGTTGGCGCATCGGAACTCCAGAAGCCCGCGGCGACGGATGGCCTCCGCCAGCTGGCGCTGCGCGAGCGCCAGCGCGCCGTTCGTGTGCGCGGGTGATTGCGCCACATTCCCCTGGCCTAGATGCCCGCGGCGATCACGCCGTAGGTCGCGGCCGCGCCGGCCGAGTTGGTGATCGTGATGAGATCCCCGGTGCCGGCCGTCACGACCAGGCCGCCCGCCGAGTTGTCGATGTAGAGGAACAGCAGGCCGGGCTTGATCGGCGCCAGCGATCCCGAGGCGGCGCCGAAGAGCGCGATGCCGTTCGCGGCCGGGCGCGAGATCGTCAGGTTCGTGGTGTTCGTCGACGGCGACCAGATCAGGAGGAACTTGAGCGCCGTGAACGTGACCGCGCCCTGCTTGCCGCTGGCCGGTGTCGGGCTGAAGTCGAGGGATTCGTTCCCGCCGTCCGTCAGGGGCCGGATGTCCTGCCAGAACTTGGTGACCTGGCCGGCGCCGGTGCCATCGGCGAAGAGCCCCGACAGGGCCAGCTCGGCCTTGATGTCGGACGCCTCGACGTCCGACGACGACAGATCGCGCAGCAGCGCCGCGAGGGACCAGCTTCCGGTGACGGCCATCTCAGGTCTCCTTGATCTCGGGGGTCGTCGCGAGGAGCGGCGTCAGACGCGCCGCGAGCGCCTCCAGGTCGAACAATCCATGCAGCAGGACGGCGCCCCAGCCATGATCCCGCTCCACCACATTCGTGATGCCGTGACCCGCGTTGCGGCCCTGCTCGGCACGGAGCCACTGCGTGAGCGCGTCGTCGAGGATGGCGTTCACGCGGGGGCCTCTTCGTCCTGGACCGTCACGCGCGCGGCAAAGTCCATGAGCGCCTCGCCGGCTGTGCCGCCCGTCGCCTCGTCGGTATCGTCGGGCTCGGATTCGGCCAGTTGCGTCGTGAGGAGTCCGCCGAGCGTCCGGTCGTCGCGGAGCAGGCGTCGGCGCACGTCGTGGCGGAGATTGAGCAGCGCGCGCACCCGGCCGTCCTCGCCCGATTCCACGGCGAGCGCGTGGATACGGAAGCGGACGCGATGCTCCCAGATCGGCGGGTAGTGGATGATCCGCTCCACCGTCGAGCCCGAGGCGTCGTAGACCATCAGCGTCGGCTCTGTGAGCGGGCTCGGCGGCCGAAAGCCCATCTCGACGCGGGGCCGCGTGTGGTAGCCGGCGGCGGGCGAGATCTGGCGGAGCGAATCGCGCGCCGCGATCACCACCTGCGCCTCGATGGAGTCGGTCACGCGGCGCTCCCGCTCTTCGTCGCGGCGTCGAGCACGGCCTGCATCCGCTCGTCGGCTTCGCGGCTCACGGGGCCCTCCCCGCGGCGGGCGGCGCGCTCCAGCCAGGGGTTGGGCGCCAGGCCAGGATGCTGGACGCCGGCCCGGAAAATGAAGCCGCCGGCCACGCGGAGGCGAAGCGCGCGCACGGCGCCGCGCTGGCGGCCGGGGCCCAGCGCGCGAGTGGCCTGGCGGTTTTTCCTCTGGCTGCGATAGCGGAAGGGCTGGATCGCATGGGGCTCGGCGCCCGTCGCGAGGATCCTGAGATAGAACGCCTTGCCGACGTTGACCACGCCTTCGTAATGCGCACCACGCGTGACGAAGACGCGGCCCACGATCTGGCTGCGGCCCCGGCCGGAGCGGCGGGGCGCCTCGTCCATCGCGATCGGCCTGAGGATGTCCACGGCGGACGTGATCATGTCGCGCTCGGCGTCGCGCATGAGGTCCGGGTCGCCCAGGGCTCGCACTTCGTCGAGGTTCACTCGTACGCCGACGAGCGGATCGCGGGCCATCAGGACGCCTCCTCGACGAGCTCGCGGCACGGGGAGCCGTCAGCGTAGCGGCCTTCGAGCCAGACATTGCCGTTCTCGTCTCGCCAGAGCGACGGGCCGTCGATCGTGTGGTATTCGAAGCCCGGCCCTTGGTCGGGATCGAAGATCGGATAGGCCATGATGTCGGCAAGGGTCCGCGCCATCAGGCCACCCTCACATGGCGGTAGGCCACGAACACGTCTCGGCTCCGGCGGCTCAGCGCGTAGGCCTCCGCGGGGCGGATCGCGTCGAGGGTCTGGACGCTGCCGCCAGGGCCGGAGTAGGCAGCCACCTCGGGCCGCTGCTGCGTCAGCGGGCCCCACATGCGCTGGATTAGCTCCAGGGCCGCAGCCTTCAAATCCTCGGGCACGGGCGCGTAGCCGCCTTCGTAGGTCAGGAGCACGTTGTGCGGGATGGTCGTCGGGGCCCATCCCGCCGCGCGGTAGAAGTGGGTGGGGAAGGCCGCCACGTCGAATGCGGCGGGGTCGCCGTCCGCCTCGGAACGCCACACCGTTTGCACCTGGCCGTTGACGGTGACGCTGATCGCGGCCGCGGTGTTGATCGGCCAAGCGTCTGGGTACAACTCGCGGCTGGTGAGCGGGCCGGCCACGCGGAGGCTGGTGATCGCCCGGCGTGCGAGGGGCCGGTGGCAGTAGACGGATTCCGCCAGCGCCGTCACCTCGTTGATGAGCTGCTCCACGGTGGGGTCCACGCTGCCCACCGTGGCGCCCAGGGCCGCGTAGGCCTCGGGGAGACTCACCAGCGCGACGGGCGAGAGGGCCATGCGCGGTCCGTCAGTCGACGATGGGGCTCGCGCACGGCGTGTAGCGCGGGTTGTGCATGACATAGAGCAGGGCCCCGAAGGCGCCCACGGTGCCCGTGTCGGCGATCGTGACGGAGAGACAGTCGAAGCCGTTCTCGACGTCGAGATCCTCGGCGTAGATCGGGATCATGACCACGGCCGCGTGATCGCCCGTCACGTTGTAGGTGTTTGCGGTGGTCGGATCGGTCTTGGTGAACACGCCCAGCGCGGTCAGGTCGGTCGCCGCGGCCTTGACGTAGACGCCGTGCTTGATCGCGAGCGCCTTGCTCCCGGTCCCCGCGACCGCTTGCGCCTGGAGGACGGTGATGATCGCGGGCTCGGCGATGGTGCCGGGGTCCTTGTTCAGGAGGATCAGGCAGCCGCCGTAGTTCTTGAGGCTCACCCAGTCGCCGGTATTGGCGCCGCCGGCCAGATCGACCGGGTTCCACGCGGGCTGCGGGTTGATGATTTCTGCGAGGTTGTCCATGTCCCCTCTCCCCCTTACGCCCGGGTGTCCAGCGTCACGTAGGGGCTCCAGTTGGCGCCGCCCTTGAACGGTGTGACGCTCTGTTTCCAGATCGGCTGGCCGTTGATCCGAAAGACCCAGCGGAACGCCATCTCCCGAGTGTCGAAGCGTAGGTGCATCGACGTGTCGAACTGGAGCCCCTCGTTCTGCTTCGTGATGACGAGGTACTCGCGGGGCACCAGACAGAAGATGTCGCCCTGGGTGCCGAGCGCTTCGGCCTGCTCGATCTCGTACACGGGCTTGCCGAGCAGGCGCCCGTTGGGCTCGTTGGTGAGCCCGCCCGGCGGCAGCCATACTGGCTGCTGGCCAATCGCCATCAGCGGGAGTTGACTCATGACGTCGGGATGAATCAGCCAGACCACGCCCATCTTCATCCGCGGCGGGATGCGGGCGTACATCTTCAGGACATTGGCAGCGACCACCGTCGCGGCCACCTGGCTGCCCTCCTTCGCCACCGAGACGCAGGCCGCGCCCGTGTCGAAAAAGCCCTTGATCTGGCCGCCGCCGGTGCCGCGGATGATGTCGTTGTCGACCTTGAATGCCAGCTCCGACGCGAAGGCGTCGCCGAGGATGTTGCCGAGCGCGGTCGCGTCACGGAGCAGCCGATTCGTGGCGTAGGCCATGCCGACGATTTCCAGCAACTCCAGCTCGCCCTTGTTGATCTTGGGCTTCGTCGCAGTCCCCGCGTCGGCTTCGGCGGCGTAGTACAGCCGAACGCCGCCCCAGCGGGAGCCGGTGGCGCGGCTCGTCTCGTCGATGTACGGGTACTCCAGGGAGTCGGAGTCCCCGCCGATCTGGACCTCTCGGCAAAGCGGCAGGAGCACCGCCTGCTCCTGGGCCTTGTTCAGGATTTCGTTGGTCCAAGTCGTCCGCACCAGGAAGCCGCCATCCTGCGGGCTGCCGACGGACATGCCGCCCGTGGCGAGAGCCGCTTGATACTGCGACTGGTAGTAGGCCAGCTTGGCGAGGAGGGCATCCGAGCGCGGGATGGACTGGGCCATGATCGGCGAGGACGCGGCGGCCATCGCCTGCAGGAACTCCCCGAGGCCCTTGAACTCGTCGCGGAATGCGGGGCGGACGTAGGCGACGGTGGCGGCGGCCCCGTTCCCGGCGGAGGGCATCGTGAGCTGGGCGATCTGCGCCGTCTCGTGGCCCTCCAGCGCGATCTCGGCGGTGATCTCGCCGTTGACGGCGTCGATCTGGCCGCGCACCTCATCGAGCTGGGCGAGGATGCCGTCGCGCTGAATTTTCTCTTCGGGGCTGGGGAGCCGCTTCTCCTGCTCGCAGGTGTCGGCTAGGGCCCGGCCCTGCTGGGCAAGGATCTTCTGCTTGGCTTCCAGTTCGGCGCGCTGGGCGAGGAGCTGTCGGTGCCGCGTGGTCATGCCTGGCCTCCGTGCGGGGGCCGGGCATGAAAAAAGCGCGTTGCGAGCCCGGCGCCACGCGCAATGTCTCTGCGCTAGGTGCCAGCAGCTCACACGCGCTCAACGGAGCCGTGCGTCTCGCTGCGTCCGGTCCCCCCTCACCGCCGGCCGTCGGGCCACGGGGTCTCGGGGTGACCGCCCTACATCATGCGCTCCCTATGTGCCACACCACCGCCGGTGGCGTCAAGATAATTTCTCGCCGTGCCGCTCATCCACGCGACGGACCGCCCACCGCCACAACGGCCCGGCGATCCGAGGATGCCATTTGAGCCAGAGGGCGAGGCGGTCAAGGCGACGCTTCACCCCGCCAGAGCCTCCAGCCGGGCCCGGAACGCGGCGACATCTTCCAGCGGATCGATCATGACCGCGGTGGCCAGGTCCGCATCCGCGATCTCCGCCCTGGCGGGCGCTGCGATGGTCGCTTTGCCCGCGACGAGATCCGCCAGCACCCGATCCCAGCTCGCCACGCCATCGGCCAGGCCCGCGGCGACCGCATCCCGGGCCGAGAGCATCCGTCCCTCGCCGTAGCCATCGCGGACCGCCTGGACGCTGGCCTTCCGGCCCCGGGCGACGGCCCGTACGAAGGCGTCGTAGTACTGATCGACCCGGCGCTGCATGTGCTCGCGGGCAGGATCATCGAGGGGCAACAGATCGTTGCCCTCCGCCTTGTAGCGGCCTGCGCTGATGAACGTGGGCCTGACGCCGAGCATCTCGGCCTGCTTGCTCCGGTCCATGTGCGCGGCGATCACCCCTATACTGCCGGCCTGGCCCGAGGGGGTCACGATCACCTGCGACGCCTGACTCGCAAGGTAGTAGGCCGCGCTTGCCGCCGTGGCGTTGGCGACAGCCACCACGGGCTTGCTCGCGCGGGCCCGGTAGATCGCTTCGGCTGCCTCGTGGATTCCGAACACGGAGCCGCCCGGGGAGTCCACGTCCAGGGCGATGGCGGACACTTCGGGATCATCGGCCGCGGCGCGCACCTCGCGCGCGATCATCTCCGCGGACATGCCGCCGCTCATCGCGGTCAGGAGGTTCATCTTGTGGGCGAGGATCCCCTGAATCGGGATGACCGCGACCGGGCCGACCATGCGCCGGCCGGGCTCTTCACCGCCGCGCGGGCCGATGCGCGCCTCGATCTGCTCGGCCGTCAGGCGCGCCCCGTCGAGGCGCGACTCCAGCACCTCGCAGAGCGCGTCGAGGGCGGATGGCAGGATTGCCCAGGGGTGCTCGGTCACGAAGCGCTGGATGCGGGGATACGAGCGGCTAGGCGTGGACATGGCCGTTGCTCCTCACGAGCGCCAGCGCGGCCAGGGTCGCCGCGCCGTCGCGCTCCCATTCGTCCAGGACCTCCGGGCCCCGGGCGAGGATCATCGCGCATTGGTCGGCCCCGTACCGGCGCGCCTGGTCGCGGTCGAGGCAGAGCGCCTCTTCGATCGCCTCGACGTGGCGGCCGTAGAAGTCAGCGACCGACGCCCGGTCCAGGCGCCCGCGCTCGGCGAGCTTCCTGAGGCCGGCGACCTCGCGGCGCGCCATGCGCTCGGCCACGCGATAGACGATGCCCGCCGCGACGCTGGTGCTCGCGTCCGCATCGTCCGCATCGTCCGCCGGCGGGGGTGGGGGCGGGGCGCTCGCCGGGCGTGGCGTCGCGGGGTTGCCGCCGCGGTCCTGGTTCGCGCTCCGGCGCGGCTCCCACAGCCCCGGGACGGGCGGGAGGTTCTCCTTCACGCGGACCTCGTTTTCGCTCATGAAGCCATTCATGATCCCGATGGCGTAGGCGTTGAAGCGCGAGAGGGTGTCGCCGCGGAGGAGCATGTCCGCCAGGAATTCGAGGTAGTGCTCGTCGTCCTCGTCGAACAGATCTGCCCGCGCGGCGGATTCCCAGGCGACGTTGCGCGGCATGAGCGAGTAGGTCACGAACTCGCGCGATTGCTGCTCGATGTTATTGTTCGTCGCCCGGAGCAAGTGCGCGATCATGTGCGGCTGGATGCCGAACATCCGGCAGATGTCCTCGATGGTGACGTATTTCGAGTCGATGTACTGGGCATCGCGGGCGCTGATCGTGAGGGGCTGGATCGTGAAGCCCTGTTCCAGCAGGAGCGTCTTGCCGGTGTTGATGGCCCCGCCCAGCTCCTCGAGGTCTTGCTTGAGGCTTTGCCGGGCGGGCGCGGCCAGGAGGCCCGGGCCCGTCACCACGCCGCGGCCCACCATGCCGTGTCGGTAGAACGCCTCGACGGCCACGTCCTGCGCCGTCGCCATGCCGAGCGTGCGGCGCCCGTACTCGATGCAGGAGACGCCGACGACGCCATCGAGGCTCATCGTCGACGGGACGTGATAGACGTTGTCCTGCGTCAGTGGCACGGCGGGGCCCTGCAGCGGGCGGTAGGTGTAGCCCTTCCGGCCGCTCGTGAGCTGGACCGTCGTCACGCGGTCCGGGTGCATGGGCACCAGCTCGCGGAGACGGCCGGCGCCGTCGAACACCTTGCGAGCGTAGAAGTTGCCGCGAAGGAGCAGGCAGACGTTCGCGTACTGCCGGAAGAGGAAGGGTGACTGCCAGGCGTTCGGCTTGCGGCGGAAGAGCCGCGCGACCTCGTGATCGTTCGCTTCGTCCTTCCCGCCATCGTCGCGGTCGCGGTAGACCTTCGCGGGGAGCATGGACTGCGCGCAGGAGAGCAGCGCGACGGCGGCCCACACCGCGGAGATTTTGAGCGCGCTGTAGGACGATGGCGCCTCGGCAAACGCGGGGAATGATGCCTCCAGCGGTTGGTACCAGAAGTTGTGGACGTCGCTGTAGGCGCTGCGGTACGCCGTGGCAGCCGGTGCGGCGAGGCTGGACCAGAGCCCCATCATGTCCCCCGTCGAATGGGCAGCAGGGAGAAGGCGATCATGCCGACGCCCGCGACGATGAGCGCGGCGGCAATGTGGATCAGGGCGACGCCCGCGACGAGCACTCCGAGGCCCGCGATGGCGCCGAGCGCGTCGAGGTTGACCAGGAGCCAGCGGAGGATCAGAGCCATGAGGAGACCCGCTCCGGGGGCGCCGGAGTTCGCAGCATCCGATCGAGCGCCATCACGAGCGCGACGATCGGGTCAATCTTGTCCTTCGCGCTCGGCTTGTCCGGGCGCACCTCGCCGCGAATCCCGTGCCGCACGACGAGGTTGTCCGCCGCGTAGGTCAGAATTGGGTGGCCTTCATGCAGGAGCTGCCCGGCCTTGACCAGCGTAAGCAAGTGTTCCATTGCCTCGTTGAGCTGGAATCCCTGGCCGGTATCGATCAGCGATAGACCGGCGCTGGTCAGCCGCTGGGCCATCTGCTCGGCGAAACGCTTGTCGTAGCCGACGTCTCGCACGCCCCACTCGCGACAGAGCGCGTATACGTCCGCCTCCACGCGATCGTAGTCCGTCGTCTCGCCCTCGGTCACCTCCAGGACGCCAACGCGCTGCCAGGATTCGTACGGCCGGTCTGGGCGCGCCCGCAGCGTCGCCTCGGGAATCCAGACGCGGCACCGCACGGCGACGTTGCCATCGGCCAGGCGCCAGACGGCGACGAAGGCGGACAGGTCGTCGGACTGGCCGAGGTCCAGGCCGGCCCAGCACGGGACGCCCGCGAGCGCGTCGTCGGGCGTGCGCTCGGTGATCGCAAGCCAGCGGTCCATCGGGATGAAGCGCGTCTGCTGCTGCGTCCAGACGCAGAAATTCTTGCGGAGCAACTCGCCGGTCTCGGACGGCATCCCGCGGGCGCGCTCCACCTCGCCGCGGAGATACGTGCGCGGGAGGCTCACGTCCAGGTTGGGATTCGCCTTGGGCCAGCACACCTCCGACGCGAAGGGATCGTCGCCCTCGTCGAGCGCGCAGACGTAACTGAACCACTCGTCATTCGCGACGATGCCGCGGGCGACGGCGATGCTGTATTCGTGATGTTCCCAGCAGACGGAGGAGCGATCCCACCCGGAATTCGTGATCTCCAGGATTAGGGGCTGGCGCCGCGCCTTGATGCCCTTGCGGATCGCGTTCACCACGTCGGCGTTGGGATGCGTCCACACCTCATCGATGCCCGCCATGTGGACGCGCTTGCCTTCGAGCGTCTGCGCTTCCGCGGAGACCGGGCGAATCCATGATTGCGTGGCCAGGTCCGTGATCGATTGCTTGTTGATCTCCAGGCGATCGGCCAGCACGGAGGCACGCGCCATCTTCACGGCGTCGTCGTACATCAGACGCGCCTGATCGCGGGAGCGCGCCGCGCACACGATCTGCGCCCCGGGCTCGTCGTCGAACATCAGCCCGTAGAGCAGGATGCTCGCTAGGAGCGGCGTCTTGCCGGCCCCTTTGGCTGCTTCGATAAAGGCGTGCTTGTAGCGGCGGAGCCCGTCCTTCCCCCGCCAGCCGAAGAGCGAACCGACGATGAATTGCTGCCAGGGCTGGAGGATGAACGGCTGACCGTCGAACTGGCCTTCGCCGGTCAGGCGCAGCATCCGCGGGAAGAAGTTGATCGCGTGGGCCGCGCCGGTGTCCCCGCCGTCGAAGATCAGATCCTTGCGCGCGCGGTCTCGCTGGTGGCGCTCGCACGCGGCGCGCACCCAGGGGCCGGCGACGATGCGGCCGGCGAGGACGTCCGCGGCGTAGGCGTCGACGGGGTGAAGAGGGGCGGGGGGCTTGCGGCGGGAGCGCTTGGCGGTGGCGGTGGTCACGGGTCCAACAGGCTCCGACCTGCGGCCAGGCGGGCGCGGACGCGTTCACCCCAGACGCAGTTATCGTTCCGGTCGATGAACGTAGACAGAGTGGCGATCAGGGCGCCCCCGCAGGCAGGGCATGGCGGGAAGGGATCGAGCATCACCTCGTCACAATCGAGGCAAAGCGCGGCCTCTTTCAGTTTCACGCCGCCCCCCGCTTCTCCCGGCGGAACTGCTCCACGGGGTCCGCCGCCGGATCGCCGGCCTGCACGTTGATGCGGGTGAGGCTCGACGGCCCGACCCCGAATTCCAGCGCCATCACCTTCCAGCGATCGAAGGCGGCGCGGAGCATCCCGACCTCGGGGCGCGGGCTCGTCCCGTTGTTCAGGGTGTCATGGGTCCGGCCGTGCTCCGTGATATCTCGCCGCAGCTCGACATACTCCCCCCAAGCGTCACAGAGCATGATGAACGCGGGGGCGGAGAGCTGGGTGAGTAGGCCGATCTCGCGGTAGAGCGTCGCGTGGTCCGCCCAGAATGCCTGCGCGTCCGGGCTGAGCCAGTCGGGCGCCGGGCCCGCGAAGGCAGCCACGCGGATCACCTGCTTGAGCGCGCGCTTGCCCGGGTTGCCCCGGAGCGCGGCCAGGGCCGGCGGCACCGCCTTGCCCCCCGCGTTCGGTCGATACCCTCCTGCCAATCAGCCGATCCCCCCCCTCCCGCGGCGATCTTACTACAGGCCGGTTGTCAATGACATTCTCTGCGCCAGCGGGCCCATATAGATACCCTAGGCGACAGGCAGCGAATCGCCGGGTCCGCTGGAAGGCTCAGGGCGGACGGCGCGGCCGGATGAAGACGGG